ATTGAAAACAAGATGTCCCTCCAAACATATACGAAGTCTCTCCTCGATCCCTTTGACAAAGGGATGTCTCAACCCAAATTGTTGGACGGAAAAGTGTCGAGATCCTCCGGGATTAGGTTACGAGCAACAGGAGAAATCACCTGCAATGGAGCAGGAAGCACGTACATTGCTCTAATTCCAGGAGCATCCAACGTAATCTGTTGGAGGGTAGACAACGACCCAAATGTACCTGAGGTAACACCAACACCATTTCAAGGTCACTTAGACTCAGTGGCGGATAGGGCGAATGTAAAAAGCTGTCGCACTGTTGGAACAGCTCTAAGATTATCCCTAGTGAATAGTGCAGACCAAAACGAAGGATATTGGGAAGCAGCACGAATTCCAACAAGTGCTCTAGAATTCTCGTTCACAGAAGCTGTCCCGGCAAATCCAGACCCGGCAGGGGATGGATCTTTACCACCAACCCCAGCGATGTACAACTCAGCGGTGTCGATGACATTAGGAAATCTAGATCTGTCAAACTACGCAACATACCTAACAGGAAAACTCAGAGACATTCACCGTTACCAGTTCAAATTGAATGCAATTGACAACGATGTAGCGTTTCAGAGAATCCTAACAGAGCCTCCAGCTGTGGATCAATTTATATCTGAACAATGGGACACAATTATTATTAAAATTCACGGAAGAGTTGAAGTTGGAGCCCCGTCAATGTTAATGTATGACTGTATCTCCGCTCAGGAGGTGATTTACAAAGAAAACACAGCCTTAGCACGCCTAATGACAACCTCTCCATACGTTCCACAAACAAAGAGTCTCCTAACCAGAACTCGGTTCAATCCTCCAGGAATCCAAATCAGTTAAAGAAGCTTAATCCAATCAGAAGGAGGATAAGGAAAAGAACTTGGATCAACCCCGGCGTCCACCATCCACTTTCCATCAAGGTCATCCTGCAAAGTCAAACCAACAGGAACCTCGGAGAGAGTGGAAATGATAACAAAGTGGTTAACATCACAAAGGTAAGGATCGGTATCGTATGACCGAATAAGCCTTTTGAGGAGACAGATAAAGCACCACATTCGCTCATACACGGGATGCTGAAAGTTATCCTCCCCCCAAAGACCAAGGATATACTTTAGATAGTCAACATACCAGAGAATGGTAAGCTTTCCATCAAAAGACTGGTCAAATCCCTTCCAATTAAAAACGAGTGGCGAAACACCAGGGAACCTTGTTTCAAAGTGTCGCACAGACCAAATCCTCGTCTTAACCTGATGAAAATAACAGAGATATCCTAACCCGTCAGAGTCCTTCCAAACTTCCCATTGAATCCAAGTCATGTAAAGTTTTTGTCTCATGCTAACGACATCTCCGAGAGCCTTCTCAAAAGAAACAGGTAAGTCAACATCACCGTAAAGCTCAACAAGCAATCCTGCTAAACTCAAAGCCTTAGACATGATCAGTTCGATTCAGAGATTGTGAGACGACAAAGATTTGAATTCAAAACTTAAGTCGTGCATCCAATTCAAACAAGCTTCAGTTGCCACGACCAAACGGCAACTGAAGTCAGTGATGTTCCGGCGAAGACCCAGTGATGTTCCGGCGAAGACCCAGTGATGTTCCAGCGAAGACCCAGTGATGTTTCAGTGAAAAGCAGTGTCGAACCGGCAAGATGATCGCCAAGGAGGTGGATTCAGACGGTTAATAAATACCCAATGAAATACACGCGTGATAGTCGGATCCATTGAAAAGGCCGGCGGAAAAGCCAACTCTCTCTCTTATAAGAAAAAATAAACCGTAGCATAAATCACCAAAAAAAAGCCAATGCCCCCTCCACTAGATCCCAATAACGATGGGGTAAGAGAATGCAGAGCCAAGAATTGGTGCTTCACAATGAACAACTACTCAGAAGAAGATGTAGACAGACTATCAGCCCCGCTAGAAGACGTTTTATACATAGTTTTTGGTCGGGAAGTTGGTGGACAGGGAACCCCACACTTACAAGGAACGGTCTGTTTTTCGGCAAGAAAGCGGTTACCTCAGGTCATAGCAATAATAGGCCAGGCACACTTCACTGTCACAAGACTCCTACCACAAAGTGTGGAGTACTGTAAGAAAGATGGCAACTTCGTAGAGAAAGGAACAATGCCACGAACCACCGCTGGGAAACGGAACGACTTAGAAAACTTCAAAGACGCTGTAAAGGATGGCATGTACGATAAGAAAGATCTAAGAGAGAACTTCTCAGAGATATGCGCGGCATACCCACAGTTTGTCGAAAACTACATAAGAGACAACAAACCCAAAATAACAGTGCAACCGTACCCTCTAAGAGAATGGCAAGCAGATC